CTTTGAATTACTGAATAAGACATTATTGCCTCATTATAGCGCAATAAAAGATATGTTTGGTCGGATGGTTGCGAAACTTCCGTCTGAATTTTCACGTTACCATTTACCGTTTGCTTTATCGTGTTATCTCGAACATAGTAGAAGTAAACTATCGAAAGCAAGATGTTCTTAATCCCAAAAGAAGTGAGCAAACAATTACAATACTCAAAGTTTAGCCTATCGTAAAGAGTCAAATAAATGGCGGTAACAGGCTTTTTAGTGCCACTATCAACATCGGCTTTGAACAACTCGAACAACTCCAATCCTAGCAAATCAATGAGTATTTGTTCCTCAAATTCCGCTATGTAGGCATCTATGTTGTCATTGCCTTTTGTGGAAGTAGCCAAAGCGTACTTCCCAACAAAATCACTCTTTACGATAAGCAAACCCATTTTTACTTAGGTAGTATTGTTGCTGAAATAGTTCCAACCATTGTACCAGTTCCAGTCCAACTCACACGGTAGTATTTATAAGGTGCTTTGTTGATGATGAAAATAACGCTCTGGCTTGCAACATCAGTAACCGTATAAGTAGCAGCACCAGCGACAGTAGCAGCAGTTGCAACGGTAGCGTAATTAGTACCATCTAAACTTGCTTGTAATGTTGCTGTTCCTGCCAACGTACCAGACGTTTTAGTAAACACGGCTTGAATTGCAGCAGTCTCATACTTGCCAGTAATCGTTGCCGTTGCCGTGCCAGTTCCTGTATTCGTTACTGGCGATCCTGCGACTGTCATTGTCACAACAGAAGTTTGAGCTTTTAACCCAAGCGACAAGCAAAAGATAAAGAGAATTGATAATAGATTTTTCATGATTGATTTTAGATTTTAATTTTTGCGATTCCTTTTTTTACTAGGTTTTTTGCTACATCACCAGACACTTTATGATTTTCCCCTACTCGAAGGAACTGATTAGCCTGAATAATTTCGATTTCCACCACCGATTCATCGGAAATGTTTTCTAGTTCCTCAAGATTTTCCACCACCGATTCATCGGAAATGTTTTCTAGTTCACCTTTTTTTAGTCTTGTCATAGTAATAATGGGGCTTTTACACCCCTTTTATTAAGCCTGTAATGCTGTTTTTGCAGTTCCAAAGTTTCCATATACAAACGCCTTCACGTTTTGAGACTTCACATAAAAAGCAAGTCTTTTCTCCGCAAGGATAGTAACTAAATTTTTAGTGTAATCGTCATTTTCGTAACCAAGGTCAATCTTGGTAGCTTCACGCAAACGGATAGTTCCTTTCGTACTATCCATCACCAAGAAGTAACCTTTAGGCATTCTTGGGTTTGAAAGTACAGGAATTGAATCAATTTGAGTGCCTACTTGTGGGCCTTCTGTGGTATTGAAAACATACTCACCAGTAGAAGTCTTTGTCAACTTCATTTTCTTGATGTCAGTAGGGTTCATTACAATCACGTTCGGCATGAAACCAGCAGGTTCACCAGAAATTACTTCTGCAATTTCGATTTGGTTAATCGCAACATTGACTACATCATACTCGTTTGGAACTGCGATGCTATTTGCAAAGTCAGTTCCAGCAGCGAATGCGGTAGCAATAGAAACAATCCCAGTCAAGTTCTGACCAGTTCCGTCACCTGAAAGGATTTGCGAATCAGCTTTCAATTCAACCAATGTCAAAAGTTCCGAGTTGATTTCGCCAGCTAAAGCAGGGATGTCAGCTAAAGATTCTTTTGATGTCTTGATGAACGCAGTAACCTTGCGAACGTTTACCGATTTTTCCTCAAGGTTAAAATCAGCTTGCGACTTCAAAGCACCTTCTGCCGTCATTGCAGCACCGCCTTCTGGTGTTACCATTTCTGCGTAACTTACCGTATTGCCTTTTGTTGGCGAAGTTGGGAACAACGTAGAAAAGAACGGTCTTGCACGATTGAAACCTGAAATGCCAGCTTCTGGGTCGTTCAATAAAACAGAAATCCCGCCAGCCGTAGTAGGGGTTACGTTTCCAGTACCCATTGTACCAACCGCCTTGAATTCAATCGAAAGACCTTTCGTGTCTTTTCTTTCCATCAAGTTTTTCAAGTCTTCCGCTTTTGCTTCCAATGTAGCCTCAAGGCTATTTGATGGGGCATTGTCTTTTTTGGTTGCATTTTCTTTCAATGCTTTCAATTCGATCATCGCTTGGATGTGTTCATTTTTGATTGCATCGAAATCAGCCTGACTTACACTTTCCTTTTTCTCAAGTGCGTTCATTTTTTCCAAAGCCTCGTTAAAGCTTTTCTTTTCCACTGTGTCACCCATTGCAGATGTCACGATGGATTTTACTTCCAATAAAAGCGCATCATGTGCTTTTTTTTCTTCTTCCGTCATGGTTTTAAATGGTTAAATTTTGTTTTAGATAATTGAAATCCACAATCGGCTTAATCGGTAAAGTGTCTATGACGGCTTTCTTCTCAAGTGTTTGTGCCAAATCGTTAAGCTGTTTTATTTGCAAAACGTATTCTTGTCCTTTGTCGTCAGAAATGTTTGCGGTGCGTAAAAACCGCTCAATTTCTGAGATGTGTTCTGAAATGTCTTCGAAGGATTTTAATGAGATTGTTCCTGCCAGTAAGTTTGCAGGAATTTTGGTTACGGATGTAACACCCCAAAGCTGACACTCTAACAATGTGCGCACCTGTTTTACTTCATCAAACGAAGACTTGACAGTTCGCCACTCCATTGAATGTCCCTTAATCATTTTAGCTTTATATTGCTCAAAGCAATCAGCACCATCAACTGTTTTAATTCCAAGCTGGGAAACTACATACGCCCCCTTTTGGTCAGTGCCAAATTCAATAGGCGCACCCACGCTTTCGTTGTGGTCACGATTGTGGTAAATGTAATCTTTTTGCTCTTGGATTGTTTTGTTGAAAGCGAATGGGGAAACAATATCCTTATTTTGGTCTACGTTGCCAAAAACTGAATAATAAAAGGACACGATGCCTTTTGCTTCCTCGAAGTCTTTTAGTTCAAGCCTGTTGAACTTGGTGCTTTTTTCCATATTTTGAAGTGCTTACTAGTTATGTAAGAAACTTTGAGCCAAAGTTAGTATTATTTTATTTAGTTTTACAAAAAAAATATTTAAGCATGGGACTGTTGGCAGATACTGGGAAAAACTTCTTTCATAAAATAGGTAGTTTCTTTGGTTTGAATAATGACAAGTACTTTTTCGACTCGGTTCAAAGCTATCGAATCGGGTACAAAGGAGCTGTTTATCTTGATACGGACGTTCCAAAAAAACTGTTTGACACTATCCCACAATTGAATCAGGTAATAACCAAGAAAGCCAACATGTTTGCGAACATGCGATTGGTTTTGGTTGATAAGGACGGAAACGAAAAAGAAGACCCAAATTTTCAGAAGTTTATTGAAAACCCAAACATACTACAAACACAAAATGAATTTTTAAAACTATGGTCTAAACAGGTGGATGTTTATGGAAATTTATTTTGCTACAAATCGCAAGCATCAAAACTACAAGCCTATCCAACATCTGTAAATCTTGTTTCCCCTTTCAATATTTCGCCAGTCTTAACAGGCAAGATTTACGATCAAACAGAATTATCTGGCATCATTGAAAAATACGAGACAAGAAACAACCTAAGTCAAAAAGAATTTCCAACGCAAGATATTCTTTGGGTTAAAAATGCAGACCTTGACGACCCTACGATTGGCATTTCACCACTTCGTTCTTTGAAATTCCCCTTGTCAAACACTAAACTGGCTTACGATTATCTAAACGTCATATCAAACGAAAAGGGCGCAATAGGTATCTTGTCAAAAGAAAATTCAAAGGATAGCTTTGGTGCTATCCCAATGACACAAGAGGAAAAGAAAGATTTAGAGGCTGCATTTAAAGACTCGTATGGTCTTGGGCAAAGTATTGATGGAACGAATAAAATGAGGGTTCAGATTACAGAGTCGGCTATGAAGTGGCAACCAATGACATACCCGACTAAAGACTTGCTTTTAATGGAACAAATTGATGCAAACTTTTTGACTATCATTGACCATTACGGAATGAATGTGAATATTTTCAGTTCTAAATCACAAACATACGAGAACGTCACTGGGGCGATAAGGCAATGTTACCAAGATACTATCTTTGTTTGTGCCGATGAATTTACACAAGCTTTCGGAAAGTTCATTGGGGTAAAAGAAGGATTGACCTTGAAAGCAGATTACTCTCATTTGCCGATATTCCAAACAGATGAAAGTGCAAAGGCTGCCGATTTGAAAACCAAGATTGATTCGATAACACAATTAGTTCAATCTAACATCATAACTCCATTACAAGCACAGCAAATCATGCAAACTGAATTAGCCTTGACTTTTGACAACGCAGGGAATACAACACTAGACAAGCTAAATCTTGTTTCGCCTTTGGTTGCTAATTCAATCCTATCGAAAGTAACGATTAATGAGGCTAGGGCTTTGGTTGGATTACCTAAAATAACAGGGGGGGATGTAATAGAACAACCAAAAGCGCAGTTCTAGGTTTTGTCATATACTTTTCAGTAAGATTGCTAACAAAAAGACGATAGCAATCTTACTTTTGTCCAATTTCTAAGCATAAACATGCGGCATCATTGCACGAATAAAAGCAACCAATCCGCTAAGTGAATCAGGCGCATCGTCATGTTTTGCTCCACCTCCTTGCAAGTAACCGTTTAATTGCTTCATGAATGCCTGATATTCGGTATCCTGATGTTCTGGCGCAAGGAAAACGCAATACTTTTTGATAAATCCAGCATCCATCAAGATTCTAGTGTGCTTATTGACCGTGGCGGTAGCCGACAATACACGGCAAACGCTTAGTTCTTTTTGAAGAGTACGCCCATACATTGCTCCCATGCTATTGCTTTCAACACGCACATAGTTGGCATTCTCTGATTTCAGCTTATTAGCCATCAAGGGTATTGTAACATCCGAATTTGCGTTATTGAAAAGTACGGTTGTTATATAAATGTCTTGTCCAACATTACGCCCAATCGGGCACGATGTATAATCCGTGCCTTCGTCTGCAATGTCTGCATAACCTATACTTGACACGAACGATTTAGCTAGAGCCTCACTAGGCTTAAAGTGTCTCAGTTCCGATTTAGGAAATAAAACACCCTTGGTTGGCATTGGGTTTTGTTGGTATTGTCTTTCGAAAACCGTTTCGTTGTCGGCACGCATTTGAGCCAACTCATCCAATGTATGTTTGAATTCCCAAAGAGCCGAACCGTCCTCTTTGATACATGGCAGCCGTAACACCTCCCATTCGATTGCGTTGCGGTCAATTAAATAACCACACAAGTCTTGTTCATGTAATCGCTGCATGATAATGATTATAGGCGTGTTTCGACTGTTTACACGGTTCTTTATTGTGCTATCGAACCTTTCATTTATCCTATCCCTTATCGTGTCGCTGTCGGCATCTTCTGGCTTGATTGGGTCGTCTATAATTAGCGCACCAGAAAAAACGTTACTTTCTGGAATGAAATCGGGATCAAAGTCATCATCTACACGCCCAGCACCAAAGCCTGTCACCTGTCCTTTGGTAGATGTGGCATAAACACCCCCATTTTCAGAAGTGTACCACTTTTTCTTTGAATCAGACCCTTGTTTTATTTTTACGTTTGGGAACAATCGCTGGTATTCCTCTGACTTTACAATGTCTTTTACTTCCTCCGAATTGTCGAGTGCTAAGTCGTCCGAATAGGATAGGTGTATGAATCGTGAACTTGGGTTGATTGCCAATCCTTGCGCTATGAAGTTCTTTACTGCTAATTCAGTTTTGCCATAACGAGGGGCTATATTGATAATAAGGCGTTTACATTTGCCATTCATTACCCTATCCAAAGCATCGCAAATGGTCTTATGATGTTCGCCTATTACGAACTTCTTATTGAACCTATGCCTGAAAAAATACCTAGTAAAATCAAGTGAGCTATTCTCGCACCTGAATTTTACCAACTTTAAAAACTTTATTTCATCAGAACTTTGAGTCAAAATCTTTGTTTAATGCTTCTACGTCTTGTTTTGTAAGGACTATTGGGATTTGGTTTATTTCTTTACCGTCAGTTGTAACATCTTTCTTGTCAACCAATCCTAGCTTACGAGCAATAATATTAGGATTGTAAGCCCCAACCGTTGCACCCTCGAATTGTTGTGATTCGATTATGGTTCTTATACGTGTTGTGACTCCGAAAAAATCCTTGTATGAACCTTCATTTGATTCATAGTTTTTAAACGTATCTCGGTCAATATCAGCATATAAGCAAAAAGATTCAATAGACATTGGTGTTGATGTTGGTATGTCAATTAAACTACCAGCCATATCACCACTTTTAATAGCCTCCTTTTTATTCCAAACCCTTGTACTTATCCATTCAAAGTATTTTATAGCTTCCTCCCAAAGTAATTCAGGAGTATAAGCAAAATCCCTCCCATGCTTATCTCTAAACGACCAATAGTTGTTACCTTTTTCAAATGGCTTTGCCATACTATTTCAAGTCTTCTAAATAAATAATCGCAAATGTTTGACCGCTCAAACTTAGGTTAGTTGTTTTCTTACCCTCATATTCGGCTGTTATCCTAGTGCTGTCGCCTTTGATGTACGAAAGGCTATGTGTGGCTAGTAATGCGTATTCAAGGTGGTTTAAGCCGTCATCTTGCTTATTGTAATACGTTTCGTAAAATACCTTAGTATTGGTCTTTACGCTATCTTCTTGCCACCTGATGCGTATTGGGTCTTTTTGGTAAATGTGCCTTCTACGGTAAATGTAGTTCTTTCTGTTTGACCATACAGTTACTTTGACCATGCCGATGGTCGTGTCAATCGATTGCTGGACTTGTGGCTTTTGCTCTATTGTTTCAACTTTCGCTGGTTGCGGTTCATCTTCTTTCTTTTGGCATGAATACGCCAATGATGCAATTCCAATAATTAATAATAGCTTTTTCATTTCGTTATTTTTTGTTGTTTAATCTCTTTTCCTCACTAGGTTCTGGTATTCTTGCTTGAATGATAGTTCGACTGTGGCACGATCTACGTCATCGTTCCATTTAGGTTCATAACTTGATTCATACACTACCTTCTTGTCTACATACGTATTTGGATTCAAGATGTTGTAATCGGTAATCAAGATATTGTCACCTGCAAACATGTTACGTTTCAGGAAGTTGTGCAAGAAAGCAGGGTACATGTAGCCCAAAAACGTGTACTTTTCAAGTCGCTTGTCACCTGTCCAAATTTCAGCACCTGATTCATATTTCGTATACGTTTTCTCTTGTTCCTCACTTGGTCTCCCAAAGAAGCTATCTGGTAAACGAAGCTGATTGGACCAATTCAAAATACCAAAATCTACCTTGCGATCGTCTTGCTTTTCGTCCCCGAATTGCCCATTTCGATTCCAACTTATACGAACAGTTTTATCGGCTCTCGCACTTGTATATTTTTTAAGACAAAACTCGAAAGAATAGTCT